GGTTCAATAATTAATTTAGATTTCAATCCTAATTCATTATTTAAATCAAATAGCATCGCAGCAATAGATGGATATTGTATTTTTATATTAGCTTTTTCAAAACATAAAGAATTAATATCATTTACAATTTCAAATTTTGCTTTATATCCATTCATTCTTGGTATTACATGATTAGTTATATAATATTTTAAATTTGAATATGTATTTGATGTAAATACATCAGCATGAATAAACATGTGTCTATTTGATGTATATGCTATAATATTATCTCTAATTTTTGCCCTCATATCTCTAAGATTATGTCTATCTTCAGGTATAAAATCATAATCATCTATTTCAATTGTTGCAGCAAATAAAATGATAATTCCTTTAACTGGATCAATAATATAAACAATACCTTTAGCTACATAATAAGTAATATTCTTTTTAGGATATTCTATCTTTCTGATATTATAGCTGGCAAATAAAGCACGTTTAAAATATGATGTTTTTTCTGTTATATGATAACTTTCATCCAGAAGATAATACAAATCCATATTATAATATCTATAACGAGCTAAAGCTACTACTGGAATATATTTACTTGATCTAACAGATGATACTAATATATATCCTTTCTCAAAATGTTTAACCATAGTGAGAGCATTACTTGAATATCTGCTAAAACTATACATCGCTAAACATATTTAAAGGTAAATGATATTCTGTTTTGAAAGGTGTTCTTCTTGCTTTATTGCCATTAGCAATATTAGCAAAATGATTAGTCACAAATCCAGTCATAAAACTTGCTATCATAGCTGCTGTATGGGTAGTTTGTTTTAATGTACAAGCTGCATCTTCAACTTCAGAATCATCAAATAAATATTCATCTCTATACAATTTAGTATACTTTGGTGTTACACAAAATATTTGAAAAGATTCTAATTCTAATCTACCATCAATAAATATAGCATTTTTATTACCTTGTGTTTTATTATATTCAAACCATGCATTAAACATATCTTTTCTGGCTTGCATATTATCAAAAGCACTTATCATAAATTCATGGCCTAAAGATTCATTTGTGAATTTTTCATTAAATGAATGAATAACATTATCACAACCAAATCTATTACATAAAACTTTAATTGCATTAGCTTTATTCATTCTTATAGCACTTCTATCTACAAATTGACCACTCATATTGTGTTCTTCAAACAAATCATGATCAAAAGTTAGTAAAGCATATCCTATTCTACTTAAAAATAATGTAACCCATGAACCTATACCACCTTGTCCACCAACAACAATTAAGTTATCTTTAGCATTTTTAGCCCAAATAGCATCACTAAACCGTATTCTGGCTTGATTTAATTCATTATTCATAATTTAAATGTTTTTGTTCTAATTCGACAATTATTTTATTTAATCTATTTATTATATATACCATAAAATAATTATCTTCAGCAAATAATTCAAAATAATCAACTAATGATTCAGTTGCTTGAAGATAAGTTATTGTTGAAAGTTTTCCAGTAAAGAATTTTTTATACAATTCATAATTTGATTCTATTAACTGTGAAAAATAATCCGTAGAAATACTTTTATCTTTAAGATTCACATTTAATTCTTCAATTATAAGATCAAGACTTATAGCATTAATATCTCCAAATGATAACCAGAATATAGGAAAATTATCTTCCCAATTTTCTTCATAATCATCTTCATCTTCAAAATCATTAAATCCTACACCATGTCTATATTCTGATAAAGGTAATGATAGTTGTCTATCATCAAATGAATTTTTATGAGAATGATTTAATAAATTATGTCTTTCAAAAGTATTAACATTATTAAATGTTCTGGCTTTAGCTTTTTCAGCATGACTAGTTATAATATTATCAACTAATTCTTTAAAAGTTCCATCAATATTAATATCATTCAATTCTATATCACAATCATATACAAATAATGCTTTTTCTTCATTTTTTATATTAATTGTTTTAGTATCACCATTCATACTTTTATAAGTATAAACTAATGCATCATTAGTATTAGCAACAAATGCTAATTTACCTACAATATCTAATCTATTATTTGTAACAATAGATAAATATGCATTATGGTATCTGGCTGTAACATTAATTTCATCCATATCAGTGCCACTAAAATATGCTTGCATATTATTATGACTATGAATCAATCCAATTTTCCATTGTAAAGTTTCAGGATGATCCATTCTATACCCAATGAAATCTTCAGATGTTTCAAATTCAGTATACCCTGAACTACCTTTATCCATTGGATAAATAGATTGTAGAGTAATTATTAAATTCTCAGCATCACTCATATCTCCTGTAGTAGTATAAAATAAAATTCCTGACCATTCAACTTCATGTATTCTGCTATTCAGATATTTAATCTGATTTAATATAGTAGTAGATGTAATGACTTTTATTTTAGTACTCAGATTTTTAACTGGGTATCTTTTTTCAGTTTGTTCTTTAATATCCGTATTCATATAATATTATGTATTTTAATTTGTTATTCAATTTTTCAATAATATATTCTCTTACTTTTTTGATAATCCTAATATCTTTATCATCATTATTACGATTTATATCTGCATCTGTTATATCAACTTTTTTTATTAATTCTTTATTAAATACAATATCACAGTATTTATTTGAATTAGTAGTATAATTAACATAATCAAGTTCATATTCTAAATTATTAACTACATTAGTTTTATAATTATCTGGTAATACTGAAAGTAAATAATTATTAAATTTATCATTATCTATAACAGAAATATTACTACCACCTTGTAAATCAAAATGTTCAATTTTTAAAGTTGTATCAATAATGGTATTAATATATCTATAATCAATAGGTATATTACCAATTACTTTTTTACGAGGTAATAAAGATTTGATTTTTATGTAAGGTCCACCATCTAATGATTCCCATTTAACATATTCTTCAATATTATATAAAAATAACTTAAAATTAGGAATATTACGATTAGCATTAAAAATCATTTTAGATTGTCTTAATGAACTTTCACCTAAACAAAAATCACTATAACTACCTATTGTTCCAGTAGGTAAATGACTATGTGAATAATTATTAGCATATTCAAGATGATCAACTGTTAATCTAACACCTTTTATATCATCTATAATTAATTCATTATCTTTAAGTTTTAATTCAAATTTTACTAATAAATTTTTAATTTTATGTGAACTATCATTATTTTCAATTTCAATATCATTAAATTTTATAACAAAAGCAGGTACAAAACCAAATGATAATGTATTAGCAACTTGAAAATCAGAATTAGGATAAATTTCTTTTACTGCATTGGCATATTCTGTAAGTTTTTCAACTACAGGAACATAATTAACATCATATTCAGCAAACCATTGAGGTGTAATTAATTGATTTAAATTTGTTTCTATTTCATTCATAATTCAAAAGTTTAAATATAAAATGGTAGACATATATCTACCATTTTATATATTTAGATTATAAATTTAATAAATCATTAATTTCACGAGAAATATTTTTAGCTTCTTGGTCAAGAGCAGCTCTTTTTTCAATTAATTCTTTAGTTTTTCTTTCAGCTTCCGTAGCTTCTTCAATTTCTTTCTTCTTTCTATTATTAATAGTAAGTTTGAGTTGAGCAATAGAATCTAAAATATCATTATATACATCTATTTCTGCATCAGTCAAAGTAAGATTATTTGCCATCTCCTTTAATGTTACAGCAGCAGGAAGTTCAGAAGATATAGGGTTTACTTTTTCACCTTCTTCAACTTGTTCTTCAACTTCTTCAACTTGTTCTTCCACTACTTTTCCAGTTATATCATCATTAAATAAAGATTTAAACCATTTTTTTAAATTCATTTTCATAACAGGGACTTTTGTTTGTGTATAATTTTTTGTGCCATCAGAAAATGCTGCTTTTCTTTTGGCTAGTTCTTCTTTGGTATTGGCAGCAGCAATAATATCTCTAATTGTAGTTCTACATTCTCTATATTCCATAGAATCAATTTCTAAATCTGTTAATCCAGCTTTAGATTTCTTCTGCATTAGGAATAAAGTAAAATCTCCATCAGGTAGTTGAGCATGAGGACTTTCTAAAGTAACTCTGGTTTCACCTACAACAGCTTTCATGTTGTCATAAATTACACCATTCTCAGACAAATCAGATTGTAAAGCTGACCATGTGCTTGCTTGTGTTACTACTGTTTTTCCTGTTGCACCAACTGTTGTATAAATTAATACATTCTTCATTTTTTGTATTTTTTAAAGTTTTAAATAATATTGTTTATTGTTAAAAATTTTAGAACTTCAATCTTACCTTTATATTTATAAAATTCACTTATATCCGTAACATTTTTATATGTAGGAATATGTACATTTCTACATTTATTAGGAAAATGTGAATTTATTAGTCCTGTTAAATATTCAGAAGCAGTAACACCTTGTTTATCATTATCAAATAAAACAATATAATTGTTAAATCTATTTAATAATGGTATAAGATATTCAGTTGTAGGATATGATCCTTCACTCTGAAACCAAACAGTATTTATACCAAAGTTTTTAAGACATCTACTATCTTTTAAACTTTTAGTAATTAATAATTTATCTCCATAAATAGGTAATGTTCTAAGGCCACCAATATCATTTTCAGATACATTGGCAATCCATTTACCATTTTTTTTAGGGGAATAAGGACTATAAATTTTCATTAAAGGTTGAAATTCATAATATGCATAAGTAATTAATTTGGGTCTAACAATAACAATTCTTTTTAATTTTCTTGAATAGAATTTATACCATAATATAGGATATACATATTCATCAATTAAATTTTGTTTTGTTATTCCAAATTGTGTCCAATATGCTTTATCTCTCATATCAAATTTTCTTGGTTTGAAAATGATAGATGTTGTTTGTTTTTTAGATACTTTATTGCTAATAGGTTTAAATTTTATTTTAGATGGTGTACCCATACCACCTAAACCTAGATTAAAATGATTATTTACTGCTTCTAATGCCTTGGGTAATGATATTTTCATTCTTTCAGATATTACCCCAAAACAATCAAAAGGTGTCTTAGAATAGGCAAAATCAAGAAACATAAGTTTATCATTATACCAAGTAAAATTACATCCAGGATTATTATCTGGTCTAATTAAAGATTTGTAATTTTTATTGACATCAGGATATTCACCTAACATTGAATAGAAAATATCCTCCTGAGAAACTCTCATTAGGATATTTTCTATTGTAATAGGAATTATATTATCTTCTGCATAACCATACATGATAGATTAAGTCCAATCTCCTGCTGAAGTTATTACAGAAGTATCAATATTAGTAACTGGAATATCATCTAATGAATCTTCCTTTTGTTGATTTGCAAAATTAGAATCCATATACCATTTATTTCTTGTAAATGGGTGAGCTTTTCCTGCATTATCTACATAAGATAAACCACCATTAAGTTTGCTTTCTTTCCATTCACCTTCTGGTTGTACATAAGCACAAATCCATTTACCATGTTTCACATTATTAGGTAAATTAACAAATGTCATAGTGTTATCTCCAGTGATTTGCCATTGATATTGACCAAATACATCCAATCTCTTTTTGTTATAATCAGGAGGTAATATATTAGCACATACATTACAAAATTGACTAAAACTTGAAATTGGAACACTTAATGCAGCTTTAATATTCTCAACAGGAACAAATGCTTTAAGAATATGTACTATAGTACCATTAAATTCTTGCATAGCAGTTTTAAATGCTTCATGTGTTGGATCAGTAGTTTCTCCACCACCTTTGATAAAGGCTTTTACTATAGGAAATTTTCTATAACTAATTTCTTTACCATTAATTTCAAATGCAATATCTAAAACTTCTTGTGGAGCACCATCTTTTCCACCATTAGGATTAAACTGAAATTTGGTCATTCTGGTAACACCACTATTTAAACCAAAATTCAAAGCTGGTCCAGATTTAGGTGTATCATCACCAAAACCATAAGTTGCTTGTTCTTCACTCATACTTTTAATTTTTTAATTGTTAATACTTTATTCAAAATCACTAAATGTAACACCAGCAACTTCCTTTTGTTCTTCCTCTGTTACAGTAGGAATTGGAGATTCAGATGCAGTACCACCATCAAATTCAGATGTAGTATTACCATCAGATTCAGATATAACTTCTACAGTATCTGCTTCATTTATATCATTTACCAATTGGAAACTTGGAACAAATTTCTTCTTTGCTCTCTTACCTATTAACCCTGGTTGTTTAAACATCCATGTTACTTCTGCTGCTGAAATTTCATATTTTTCAGCAATTTCTTTTCTGCTTAAACCATTTTCTAAATCATTTAAGACTTCACTAACAGTGATCTGTTTTTGTTCACTCATTTTTTGTTAAAATTTAAAAATTAATTAATTTATTTATTCAGGAGCATTTTCATACTCATGTATTTTATCCATTACATATCCTAAATCATTAGGGATTTGTAAATTAAACATTCCTGTTGGAGATTTTGCTGGAAAATTACCATCAAAATTTGTAATAAATACTTTTTTTGTGGTTTTTGTATTATCATCAAATACTTGATCTGCAAATAATACAATACTATATTTACCAGCAGGAGTAATATAATCGTTTGTCATCTTCATTACTACTTAATATTTCTATTAAGATTAGACTATATCTTCATTTTTAAATGACCATTTATAATTATAAGCAGTTTTTAATCTGCCATGACAACAAGAACTAATATTTGATTTTAAAAATCCTGTGGTTTCTTGGATTAAACCAAGACTTCCCCATTCTTTTACAAAACTACCATCTAAATTAAATTGTAAAACAGGACTTTTAGCTTTTTTAAGTCTAATATTTATATCTTCTTTTTTTCCGAGATTAATTTTTCTAAGTTTATCTCTTGTTTTTTGTGATATAATTTTTCCTTTATGACCTTCTGATATTTTTTTTCTAACATTATCTGGTCTTTTTTTACCTTTTAATTTATTTGCAATTTTATCTCTATGTTCTTGTGTCGGTATATAACCTAACATTCCTGATTCTCCACCAATTGAATGGTTACATAAATTAGGAAATTTAGCTATATAATATTGTTCTCTTTTTACCCAATTTTCACATTCTTCTATTAATTCAATTATTGGTTTTTTACCATTTTGAATTAAAGAATGTATCCAACAAGATACATGAGCACTTCTATTATATTTACTTCTTGTTATATGTCCTGATAATCTTTTTTTTAAAGTTTGAACTGTTTTACCAACATATCTAACTTCTTTTGTATCAGGGTCTAATAATTTATAAATTTTTGTCATTTTAACGATTTAAAACTGTCGCTAAATTAATAAAAATGTCCACCGTTTCCAAATATTATTTCTAATAAATGTACTCTCTTTCGAGATAGTCGTTGAACCTTATTCCTTAACTTAATATTAGGAATCTTGGCTGCTGATTGCCCATTATAATATTTATCTCTTTTACTATACTATAATCATTACTGTTATAGGGAGTGTATAAATCTTTAGGGTGTTCCAGTCAATTAGATGGATTTATTATACTGTGAGCCACATGACAGCGTTTTAACCCACAGTTTTATATCTGTATGACATTGAATCATTATTTTTACTTTTAAATTCTTCATAATGACCAAACATGAAAATATTTTTATTGGAATTATCAATAGCTGTAAATACTTTACCCATAAATAATCCAATTTTCTTAAATACCTCAAATCCACCTTTCATAGCATTAGCCATATAATAATCTTGTAATAAATAATTACTATCATCTAATACTATGTTTTTAATATCATCTCTTTTAGCACTAATTAGATTAATGAGTGTTGCAGCATTAGCACCAATATTGGTATAATAATAATTACCTTCTGGTGCAAGATCCACAACTAAATTTTGTTCATTTTTTCTAACTTTTGCTTGTGGGTATAATGTTTTCCAACCCCTAAAAGGTAAATCTTTATTACTACAAGCAATAATGAATGTTTCTGTTGGATTTAACCCTTGAATTTTTAGTTCTGTTGATTTTCCTATACTTGTAGATTTACCAGAACCACTTTCTCCAAGTATTAATACTTTTGCCATTTATTTCCTTTCTTTTTTTATAGATTTATAAGTTACTATTGTTTTAGTAATTTGTTTAGTTTCTCTAACAACTTCTTTTACACTTGATTTATCAAATTCCCATCCTAAATCTTCAATAGAAGTATCACCATCAGCATTAGCCCACTCAAATTGAAAATATCTATTGTTAATTTTTACTACCATTGTAAGATCAGTCCAATGCCTTCTTGATGATTTACTAATATAATCATCAAGATCACTTACAATATATTCACCTAATTCTTGTTCAATATCTTCAAGTGGTAAATTATATTCAGCAACTAATTCACTTAATAAATTCTGATAATCTTCAGGATATTTACTAAATTCTTCTTCGTATGTCATATTTTTGAAATTTTTATTAGTTTATTAATTTTTTTATGAAATATTACATTTTTTCTCATATCTGTTCAAATTTTAAAATTCCAGCAAACATTTTAGTTTGAATATGAGCAGGTGCTTCTGAATGTCTACTTCTTACTAAATGTAAACTTCTGTAATTAGGTATATTAGTAATATCTAATCCAAAATGTTGTTTGATATTATATCTTGGATCATTAGCATCAAACATTGTAATTAAATAATCACCATCTTCAGATAAATTGCCACTATCTTTTAAATCATCATCATTTGGAAATAAAAATTCATTATTGAATTTAATTCTTCCAATATCAGATATACTTCTATTTAAATGAATAATATCAACAAAAGCATAATTGAATAAATTTCTCATTTGAATTTGATATTCAGTAAGTTTATCCATATTTTGTTTCATTGTGAATCCTCTTTCTCTTTTTAAAGCTCTCATGTGATCTGTAATGACAATAATATGTTCATCTGGGTTATCAGGTATATATCCAGAAATACGTTGTTTAACTTCACCTGTACTATGAATTTTATACTTTTCATATACTAATTCCCCATTGGATTTAGCATAATCAAATAAAATATTTCTAATACCTGTAGGATTACTATCATTTTTATCTTCAATAATGTTAATAATACCATTATTAATCTTATTACCTTTAGCATCATATTTACCAAACATAGGATTAATACGATTTTCAATAATCTCATTAACAATTACTCGATGTTGTTCAGATACTATAATTCTTTCATCATTATCACACACCATTTTACCTAATAAATATGCAGAACTCATTGGGAAAAATGGTACACCTTTTAATGTTCTACCATTAGGTAATTGAACTGAACTAATTTGATAATCATGCATAAAGAAGAAAGAAATGTATTTAAATCTTACAGAAGTTTTATCCATTTCTAATGACCAATAAAATATCTTCAATTTTAATTCAGGTTTACTTAATGAATATAAATATGGGTGAATTACAAAAGCTGTATCAACAAGACTGGATTTTCCACTTTTTGGAGAACCTGCAACACCTATTAATACACCTCTTTGTACACCATAAATAATTTTATCAAGTTTTGGTATTCCTGTTGGTAATCCTTGATTCTTACCTTCAATACCTTTCTTAAATGCAACTTGTAAATCATTCATTATAGTAATCTCCCCATAGCTCTGTTATCTTCTTTCTTCTCAGTACTATCAAGATTTAAAATTTCTAAATATTGGGTCAATCTTGATTCAATACTGTTACCACCAATGCCAGATACTTGTTTACTAATGAAATAATCAGCTCTTTGCATAAACTGTATATTATTTTCACCTTCAGCAAAAGGTTTAAGATATAAATTTGCTGCTGCAATAACATCATCTTTTCTGATTTCAGGATGCTCACTAAAATATTTCTTCATTTTAGTTATAGTTCCTGCTTTATCACCGCCAGCATCTTTTCTAATATTGATAAATATTTTTCTGTATTCTTCATGCACCCACTTCCAAGTATCAGTCATTTGTATATTAACATTATTGTTAAATAAAGGAATTAACCATTTGACTGTTCCTTCAATATAATCTCTATCTACAATCTTTAATCTGTTAGTGAAAACCTTTACATTTTCAGGTATCATATTAGATTCTAAATCGAAATATAAAGACAACAAATATACTAATATATAGTCTTTATCTCCACCTGATTTTTCAACAATTTTAATAATTTTTTCATTTATCATTTCACTTTAATATTAAAATATTCAACATTTGCTTCATCTATATTTTCCAAAGCACTTTCTAACCATTGTTCATCAGCAGTACCAGTAGAAACAACGATATAAATTGTAGCTTGATGACCAGGTCTATATCTAACTATTCTACCTAAACTTTGAATTAATCTTCTTTCTTTACTTTTAATCTGATGGATTAAAGCAAAGTCAAGATTAGGTATATTAACACCTTCAATTAAACTATTTACAGATGATAATCTATTAATTTTATCATCTAAGAATAATTTGAAATCTTTATCAGTAGTTTTAGAATGATATGTTCTTGATTCAAGTTCTTCTGCTGTAACAATATCACCAGTAAATATTAGACCTTTTTCCTCTTTAGGTATTACATTGGCTAATAAATACTTACTTGCCATAAGTTTACTTTTTAGACTATAAATAAATCTCATTCTGTTTAATACTGCAAATTTATAGCTTCCTCTTTTATAACCATTTTTTATACTTTCCATTGTAGTAGTAAGATATTCATATTTTCTTTTTTCAGTTTGATAAAAAGGTCTTTTCTTACTTCCTGATAATACATATCTCTTAGTATTATCAATTGGAACTTTATAAACTTTAATTTTAAAAGGTGCTATAATACCAAGTTTTACAGCTTCATCCAAAGATAAATCATATACTACTTTCATACCTAATTTAGTAAGTATATCTTTTTTATCTTGTTCTATTGGCATTGTTGCAGTTAAACCAATTATAGATTTATAGGAGTTATTACTAAAGAACTCAGAGTTCAATGGAGTAATATTTTGTAGTTCATCCATTATAATTAAATCATAATGTTTGTTTCTTATTTTATTAATAGATGCATAACAGTATCTATCAATTTTATTGTAAGTATTAATTGTACCCCATTCTTCAAATTCAGTTTTCCAATTGGCATCTCTCAATTTTGTAGTAGGTACAATCAATAATATCTTCTCAGGTTCAGTAGCATTGATATAATCAATAGCTATTTTTGCTTTTCCTGAACCTGTAGGGAGTAATGCTATGCCACCATTGTTGTATTTTAAAATATCAACAACTTTTCTTTGCAATGCATTTTTTGCTTCATTAATATATATCATTTTTATAGTTTTTTTAGGGGAATTAATAAAAGGTGTTTGTTTTTTTGGTGACGAGATATTTGCTATTAAATCTTCATCTCTTTACTATGAGAAGTTATAACTTCAATCCCTAATTCATCAGAAAATTCATTGATGGTAAAATCTGTCATTATTGGATCAACTATAACTTTAATTTTGTTATTATACCGTTTACATAAATGATCCATACAAGTAATTACAATTACAAAATCAAATGATTCATTATGTAACATATCAGAACTAATAGCATAATTAATATTATCCATTACTAAAAATCCTGTTCTAAATTTACCTTGATGTTTGTTTTCAATATTAGTATCATCACCATCTTGAATCATATACTTAACAAATTCATCTTTAACATGATTTGTAAATGTATCACCAAAATTATAAGGCATATTCATAGGTCCATTACCATGTCTTGTAGTATAAGACCTTGTAACATAATAAGTAGTAGCAGCTACAGATTTTAATATTGAATTATTAATAATTTCAAATGCATTTTTAGAAGTTGTATGACTTCTGGTAACATGAGGAAAAAATCCATAATCCTGATCTAACATAATACCTTGACTACCTTCAAATATAACATTGTCAAATTCTAATGAATTATGAAGTATTGCATCAATATTATATACAGGTGTTATAAGATTCCTAAATACTTTTACAGCTTTATACCATTCATTAATACTTTCATTTTGTATTTCTATATCATGATATACAGCAACACCTTCAAATTTAATTTTTAAAATTGAAAGATAATATATATCATTAATTGTTAATTTATAATGTTCTTCATTCCTTTTAATAGTAGATCCAAATCCTACACCAACAGAACCATGATTATTACATTCTTCTGACATTAAATTATCAGCTATATCATAAGGTGTAGTAAGCATTGTTTGTCTATTCATATATACTACAGGATTAATACCTTTATCTTTCAAAATATTATACTCCTTTACAAATGCTACAGGATTAACAGTACAATATTCACTTATATATGTTGCAGCTCCTTTTAATGTTCCACTACCAAAAGAACTAAATACATGTGTTATTCCATTGTGA